CTGAACTTAAAGAGAAGAACTTAATTGAAAAAGTTATCGCTAATCTTTTAGAAATGTCATCTTAAAATAGTTCTTGACATTATTTTAAAATGTGTTATAATAAGGTATAAGGTAAGGCGAACTTACTTTATGTTTAAAGAAAGTAAAAGGAAAATTATATGGCAGAACGTACTACTGTTTTTGTTCGGGGCAAGATCTATTGGGCCAAGATTCTCGGGACACCTCGTCCTAACTACGAGAACACTGGCCGCGAGTGGAGTTACGAGTTTGAACCAGATGATACTGAGTTCCTCAAGGAACACCAATTGCTTGATCGTTTGAAGAATAAGTATGACGACCGAGGACCATTCCTCAACCTGCGTAAGCCTGAAAAGAATTACGAAGGCAAGGAGAACGAACCTATCCGAGTCTACAACGAAGATAACACAGCATGGGACAGCGATAAGTTGCTGGGTAACGGCACAGAGGTTGATGCCAAGCTGATTATCATGGACCACGGCAAGGGTAAGAAGAAGAGCATCTACACTGCTGCACTTCGAGTCCGTGAGTTGGTTCCCTATGCTGGGTCTGAGTTTGGTGCAATGGATGCTGCCTCTGGCGAGTCCGCTAAGCCTAAGAGTGCCAAGCAAAAGGCTATGAGTAATGTTGAACTGGATGACGATCTTCCGTTCTAATTAAACTGACTCCCTACGACTAAGCAATAAGACTTAGTAACGTGAATGGTAGGATAAGGTATGCTTATGGTGTACAAGGGCCTCCTTTTATAGAAAGAAATTTGTGAAGACACTTGAAACATTATCGGACGACATCTTTGACTTGTTCAATCCATCAAAGACTCACGAAGTTTCTGAAGAAAACTTAGATGCTTTCTGCGATAACATGAAGGATCTTATCCGTCGTAGGCTGCAAGCACAAGATGACAGCAGTGCTCGGCCTATTCGTTTCTCGGCTCTTGGTAAACCTAACCGTGTTGTTTGGTACGATGCTCATCCTGAGCCTGGCTCTAAGGAACCTATGACACCTCAAACATACCTTAAGTTTATGTACGGTGACATTATCGAGCAGTTGCTTTTACTTCTTGTAAAGGAAGCTGGTCACACAGTGGAAGCCGAACAAGGTGGTGTTGAAGTTGACGGAGTTACTGGCAGCATTGACGCTAAGATCGATGGAGTAGTAGTGGATGTCAAGTCCGCAAGCTCCTACGGCTATCAAAAGTTTAAAGACAGGCGAGTTACAGAGGACGATCCTTTCGGTTATGTTGCTCAGCTATCTGGCTATGCCAGTGTTCTTACCCCAGGCAAGGACGCAGCATGGTTGGCGATGAACAAAGAGTCAGGCGCTATCTGTGTCTCTCCTTTGTCTAGCATCGTTATCAGTCACTACAAGCCTGAAGAACGTATCAACGAACTGAAGAACGTAGTAGCTAGTGACGAACCACCTGAACGTTGTTACTCGCCTGTGCCAGATGGTAAGTCTGGTAACATGAAGCTGGCTACTGCTTGTAGTTATTGTGCTCATAAGTTTCGCTGCTACCCCAAGGTACGTACCTTTATCTATAGCAGCGGACCTCGATACCTTACCACCGTATCACGAGTTCCAGATGTACTGGAGATACTGAATGATTATTCTTGAAGCAGAACTTAGTAATGGTAATGTGCTAAGAAAGAAATTTCTTAACGAACATGACGCTAAGTTGTGGGCGTATCTTGAAGGCGATCACATCATGGACTACACATACTTTAAGTTAGACGACAATGAAATTCAGGAGTAAGTTTGAAAAGAGGGTGTATGAAAACCGAGACGGACGACAGTTGGATTATGAACCACAAAAGCCCGTTATCGGTTACAATACACCTTCCAGGTACATCCCCGATTTCAGGTTACCAAACGGAGTTTTTGTTGAGTGTAAAGGATATTTCGATCCTCGATCTAGAGCAAAGATGCTTAGAGTTAAGAAGCAAAATCCAACACTTGATGTACGAATGCTTTTCCAAAGAGCTACTAACCGAATTACCAAGTCACCCAACTCACTTACCTATTGGCAATGGTGCGAAAAGCATGGCTTTGAGTGGGCTGAAGGTGACGTAATCCCTGAGGATTGGTACAATTAAAGGAGATTTAAGGGGTCGCCAACCTCTGTTGTTTTGTCTATTACATTTGCAGCGCTATTGTGCTTATCCAGCGCCATTCATTACGAAGCACGAGGGGAGCCTTACCAAGGACGAGTGGCCGTAGGCTCTGTTGTTCTTAACAGGACAGAAGACCCTAGGTTCCCTGACGATGTATGCGAGGTTGTCTCTCAACGAGGACAGTTCTCGTGGTACAATCACAGACCTTTAGTACTTGGTACACAGAAAAATCTTGCACTGGGATTGCTTGAAGGCACTATCCCTCGCACGGTTCCTAATGCTCTTTTCTTTTCTTCAAACGGTGTGTCACCCTCTGGTGGTCCATTGGTCGCAAGGATAGGATCGCACAAATTTTATGGAAACAGAAATGAATAAAAAGATTCTAGTACTGGACATTGAGTGGGCACCAGCTATTGCTTATGTCTGGCGAATGTGGGATGAGAACATTTCACCTGAGAAGTTAATCGACCACGGAGGAATGCTTTGTTTCTGTGCTCATTGGCACGGAGAGAAAGAGTACATGTTCTTCTCTAAGTGGGAGCACGGTCAGGTTGGTATGGCAGAGGCTGCTCTCAAGTTACTTGAAGAAGCAGAGGCTGTCGTGACCTACAACGGTGACAAGTACGACTTGCCTAAGATCACTGGCGAGATTCTGTTAGCAGGTTTGACCCCGCCTCCTAAGCCAGCAAGTATTGACGTACTCAAGGCTGTGAAGAAGTTCGGGTTCAACATGAATAGGCTGGCCTATATCGGTCCTCTTCTAGGTGTCGGAGCAAAGGTAAAGCACGAAGGCTTTAGCCTCTGGAAGAACGTACTAGATGGTGACGAGAAGGCTCGGGCTAAGATGCGTCTCTACTGTATTCAGGATGTGCGTATGTTGGATAAGCTTTACAAAAAGATCTTACCGTTCATCACTAATCACCCTTATCTTGGTATAGGCAAGGACAAGTGTCCTGCTTGTGACTCCAAGAAGACGCAGAAGCGAGGCTCTCGTCGTACACGAGTGTTTGCTATTCAACGGAACCACTGCCAAGATTGCGGGCATTGGTTTGAAACTCAAAGGACTAAGGTAGCGTAACGTGACTGAAAGAGATATTTACGTTATCCGCCAAGCGGAGAGTGGCGACTACTACTTAGTCCCGTTAGAGAAGGCTGAGTACTTTTGGGAAGATGAGCTAAATGGTGATGCAGCTTACGCTACATACATTGATTTGTTTGATCTTCAGGTTTACGATTACGAGGTTTAACCATGAGTAAAGAGTTTACAAATGATGAAGAAGAAAAGGTTATCTCTGGCGCAATCAAATATGACGGTGGAAAGTCTCCAGTTTATCGGGGCGCAATCGCTTATTTCCCACGAGCAATTAGGGCAGTTGCTGCCGTCTCCGCTTTTGGCGCTTCTAAGTACGCTTGGAACGGATGGAAGTCCGTCGATGACGGAGCTAACCGATACGTTGATGCAATGGTACGACACCTTACCTACGAAGCAGAAGGCGAAGTGGTGGACTCTGATAGTGGACATCTTCATGCTGCACACACCGCATGGAATGCCCTCGCACGGCTCGAACTAATTCTTACTGATAAGGAAATAACTTGACCAAGAAGTCAAAGAAGATTGATGTTGATAAGTTTATTGAAGACAGCACAGACGAAGAGTGTTTAGCGCTCATCTCTAAATTCTTTGATCGTGTCGACATTGGTGCTAAGTTTATTGAAGATGAAGAGGGATTGATTACTCACCAGCTACTTGTTCTACAGTGTGGTGACAAGGTTATAGTATCCGATCCTGATGAATTTGCTTGGCCACTACAACGATTACCTATGCCACAAGCACTACAAGGGAGCTTAAATTAAAATGATTAATCGTGAACAACAAGTACTCCCTTTCTTTGAAGCAGGAGGCCACAAGACAGAGAGTGATGGTGGTGACTTTGAAATCCACTTCACTTGTTTTGCAGAAGAACTAACAGAGTTTAACGAAGCACTAGCTGAGTACCTACTCGGCGCTACTGATGAGAACCGAGAGAACCTTATTAAGGAGTGGGCAGACGTACAGTACACACTATCTCTATTCCCGTTATACTTTGAGTTTGATGGTGAGGAGGCGTTTACTCGTGTAGCCAACAACAATATGACTAAGGTTGTCAACGGTAAGATCTTCCGTCGAGCAGATGGAAAGATTCTTAAGCCAGATGATTATGTGAAACCAGACATGAAGGGACTTTAAATTTTGCTAGAATTGAATCACGAACGAGACTCCCTTCTTACTGACTTTGGTAAAGCTACTCTCGTAGACCGCTACTTACTGGAAGGTGAATCTTTCCAAGATATGTTTGGTCGAGTATCCAACGCCTACAGTAGTGACCCCAGTCACGCTCAACGACTATACGACTATATGTCAAAGCTGTGGTTCTTGCCAGCCACACCGATCCTTAGCAATGGGGGGACTGACCGTGGTCTCCCCATTTCTTGTTACTTAAATCATGTGCCTGATAGCATGGAAGGAATTGCGAATGTTTGGAATGAAAATGTTTTCCTCGCCTCGAAAGGCGGCGGAATTGGAACTTACTGGGGAGACGTACGCTCCATTGGTGAACCCGTCGGGCGGACAGGACACACTAGTGGAGTTATCCCTTTCGTCAAAGTCATGGATTCTCTTACTCTTGCTGTCTCTCAAGGCTCTCTTCGGCGGGGCTCAGCGGCTGTTTATCTTGACATCCACCACCCAGAAATTGAAGAGTTTCTCGAAATCCGAAAGCCCTCAGGCGATTTCAACAGGAAGTCGCTCAACATTCATCACGGGGTAATGATTGATGATGTGTTCATGCAATCAGTCAAGGAAGGGAAGGAGTATCCACTTCGTTCTCCGAAGACAGGCGAGACACTTAAGTTTGTTAATGCACGGGCTCTTTGGGAAAAGCTACTGGAGACTCGCATTGCCACTGGGGAACCTTACATTGTATTCTCCGATACGGTAAACAACGCTATCCCCGAGTATCATAAGAAGGTAGGCCTTAAGGTCAGCACTTCTAATCTGTGCTCGGAGATTACCTTGCCTACTGACAAGGAGCGTACTGCTGTTTGTTGTTTGTCATCTCTCAACCTTGAACTGTGGGATGAATGGAAAGACAACAAGGAGTTTATCTCTGATGTGATGGAGTTCCTAGACAATGTGCTGGAAGCTTTCATCCAACAGGCTCCACCCCAGATGAAGAAGGCTGTGTACAGCGCTACAATGGAGCGTTCTGTAGGTCTTGGTGTTATGGGTTTCCACAGTTATCTACAGAAGAAAAGGATTGCTTTTGAAAGTGCGTTGGCGAAAGCCTTTAATCTTAGAGCGTTTAAGCACATCAATCAGAGCGTTAGCGATGCGGATTATCGTCTGGCTGTTTTGCGTGGACCTTGTCCTGACTCACTCGCTACAGGAGAGTTCCGACGATTCTCAAATCGAACGGCAATCGCTCCGACAGCCAGCATCTCCGTCATCTGCGGAGGCACTAGCGCCTGTATCGAACCGATCCCAGCGAACATCTACACGCACAAAACGTTAAGCGGTTCCTTTGCTGTTAAGAATCCATACCTTGATAGCCTGATTAAGGCCACTGGTGCAGCAATGTACGACAGTACTCCTAACTGGTACGACAAGCAGTGGGACAGTATCCTGGAGCACGGGGGTAGCGTCCAACATCTTGACTGGGTGGAGGAACAAGATAAGTCCGTGTTCCGTACTGCCTTTGAGATTGACCAGCGGTGGCTTGTTGAGTTTGCTGCTGATCGTCAGAAGTATATTGACCAAGCACAGTCGTTGAACCTGTACATCCCTGCCGACGTACACAAGCACGACCTACACT